CCAGCGGCAAAGTCGTGGCCTACAAGCTCTGATGGCCACCAAGGCAAAGGCGGGCCTCGGTGCCCGCCTCTTTCAACCAGGGCCACCGAAAAAGTCGCGCCAAGGCCGCTCGGTTCACACCCGCCTCGGTGCATCCAGCCGCAATGGGCGGCGCAAACGCTATCGCGGTCAAGGGCGTGGCTGATCTGTCCCAGCAAATCGAGGCCTTCCTGCGCAATGCGCTGCGGGCCAAAAAGCTGGAGGACAGGTTGATCAAACAAGCGCTGCGCGATCTGCGCACCACGTTGATTGCGGTGGAGCGTGTGGTGGGCAGCAGCGGTGTGTTGGCGGTTGGCCCCAACCGTGAGCGCACGATTCAGGCAGTGGTCGCAGCAGTGGCCAACAGCGTGCAGGAGAGCTTCGGCATCCCGCAGCTGGCGGCAATGCAGGAAGCCTTGGCACCGTTCGTGGAGCAGCAGCTGGAGTTTGCGCGGCGCATGGTCACCATGGCCGGTGGTGAACTCAGCAACGAGGGTGCGGTGGCGATCACCAACGCCCAGGTCAACCGCATCGTCAATGACGCGGTAGTGGGCGGCAAAACGCTGAGTGCGCAGCTGACGCAAACGCTGCCGGCTGCTGTGGCAGATCGCGTTGAGCGCTTCATCAGGCTGGGCTTATCTGATCTGGGCGGCGAGACGTTTGCCACCTATGAGGATGCGGTGGTGCGCGTCACCCAGAACAACGTCGAGGCGATCATCCGCACGGGTGTGCATGAGGTGGGCAATGCGGCCCAGCAGGCCATCTATGAGTTTGAAACGGACCCAGCCTGGCTAGGTGCCGAAGGCTTGGTCTGGACCGCCACGCTTGACAGCTCGGTCTGCCCAATCTGTTTGGCACTAGACGGCAAGCGGTTTCCAGTAGACTATAAAAAAGTGTCGCCGCATTTTCAATGTAGATGTTATCTATTACCGTGGAAATGGCGCAATGAAGATATGACCAACCCCAGCGGTGAACCCGTTGCCCCGCAGCGCCTTGCTGATGGTGATGGCCCAGAAGCTGGCCTCAGCTTCAAGGTGGCTGCCAAGCGCTGGGTCAAAGACAACCCCGCAACCGCCCAGAGCATCTTTGGCAAAAAGCTTGGCCAGCGGCTCGTCAATGGTGAGATCGGCTTTGACAAAGCGGTCAAGCTCTGGCAAGCCCCGAAAGGCTGAGCGGCAACTTATGGCACGACCGGGATGCCATGACCGTCACCGTTGTTGCCACTGCCGGCGCATCCAATGCCAACAGCTACCTCTCAGTAGCTGCTGCTGACGATCTGGCCAACCTGTACCTCGGCACCCTCAGCTGGGCATCGGCCAGCACGGACAACAAAGGCCGTGCGCTGATCATGGCCACCCGGTATCTCGATCAGCTCAGCTACATCGGGGACAAGGCCAGCACCAGCCAAGCGCTGCTGTGGCCCCGCAGCGAAGCGGAATGCGGCGACTGGAGTTTTACCAGCAGCGAAATCCCGCAGCCGATCAAGCAAGCCACGTTTGACCTGGCCGAAGCGCTGCTCAAAGACAACACCCTGCTGAGCAGTGCAGGTGCGGGCAGCAGCGAGCTGATCCCTGGCATCCCTAACGCCAACCTCAAGCGCGCCCGCGTTGATGTCATTGACGTGGAGTTCAACAGCGTGCAACAGGCCGAAGCCAAGAACGCACTCAATGTCGTGCCCAACCTGCTTCAGGTGCTCGGTTGCTTATGCCTGAGCAAGCCTAATTCTGCAGTTGGCACGCTCAAGGTCATGCGCAGCTAGGGTGCGCTATGAGTGCCTCAACACTGCAACTTGATCTATTTGCGGCCGTAGATGCGGCACCGGTCAAGCGGCGTGTTGAAAATCACCTGGCCAAGCCGCTTACACGTGAAGAGCAGCGCCGTTTTGGTCGCATGTATGCCGAGAATATTGGCCTGATCAGGATGTTTGGCGGCAAGCTCTGCCGCAAGTACAAGCACTGCATGGCCACTGAAGACATTTTCAGTTGCGTCGATATGGCATTTTTGAAAGCGTGCAAGGCATGGAACCCAGATCGCGGGAAGCTGAGCACGATCTTCTGGAGCTTTGCCCAGGGCGAGTGTCTGCACTTTCTGCGCAGCAACAACTGGACCATCAAGGCCACGCATAAGGCCAGGCTGCTGGGCAACAATGCCCGCAAGCTGATGGCACTGGGCTGGGATTCAACGGCGGTGTGCCGTGAACTGGGCTGCAGCAAGCAGGAACTCAAGGATGCGCTGCTGGCCACCGCTGGTGTGGCGCATGAAATGAAAGGCTTTGACCTGCATACCTGTCCCAGGCCCACACCGTGGGAGGTGCTGGAAGCGGAGGAAGACGGCCAGGCTGCCTGATCGGCAACCTATGGCATCACCATCCGTCCTGACCAATGGGCTATTACGCCGCCCTCGGGTACAAGCTGTACCTCAAACTTGGCACTACTGCCAGCACCAACCCCACCGCCAGCACGTCGATGACGCTGGTGGGAAACCTGAGCAACGCTGGCATTCAGGGCAGCAGCGACACCCAGACCGTGACGGATTATTCGTCCACGCAGGGTTTCACCAAGGCGCTGGTGACCGGGCAGAGCTATACGCTGCCTTGCACCATGAACCTGGACCTGAATGATGCGGGCTATCAGCTACTGCGTGATGCGGCGCTAAATGCCACCACCAAGACGGTGGAATGGTATCGGGAAAGCCCGGAGATGAGCGCCACGGGCAGCCCTGAGTACATGTCAGGCGTGGCGTTTGTCACCGATTTTTCAGAAGATATTCAGGCGGGCAACGTGGCCACCTGCACCTTTACGCTCACCGGATATGGCGCCTACAGCTGGAGCGCAGAGACCAACGTCTGATTGGGCTAACTAGGCTGGGTTGAGATGGATGGGCGGCAGGGGTTGGACTGCCGCCTTTTTATTGGCTACAGCCCGAGACCAGAGAGCTTGCGCCACTGCTGCGCGAAAAAGGGTTCCAGCGGTTCATGCTCCAGCGCTGGTTTGATCCAGTTGCGACCTGGCACCACGGTGCCTTTGCTGGTGGTGTAGCCCGTCAGGATCAGATCGACATAGGGCGTGCTCCAGGTGAAGCGCAGCTGGGTGGCGCTGGGCCGGTCGCGGCGTTGCGAGCGTAGGAACGCTCCGGTGTCCACGATGTCCCTGGGGCTGCCCACGGTTTGGCCGTTGCGGCGTTTGGTCTGGCGCGGCCAGCTGAACTGCGTGGTCTTGATTTCTTCCTTCAGCTGCTGATCGAGGACCGTGCCGTACTTGGTCAGGATTTCTGGCACCCTGAGCTTGAGCTGATTGCCGTTCCAGCCAGAAAGCTTGAAGCTCGCTTTGACCTGAACTGCCATTAGCCCTGCACGTAACGGGCCAGCCGGATCTTGTCGCCCAGCACCTGCTGCACCGTTGAGCCCAGCAGCCCTGTGCTGCCATAGGGGAAGCGTGAGCTGAGCACCTCACACGGCACCGCACCTTGGCCGCTGAAATTGAGCGTGCCGGTCACACCGGGTTTGATGCGTGCGTCGAGCGCCTGCGGGCTGACGGCATACCCGTCAAAGGTTTCGACTTCGGTATCCACGCCGGGGAAGTCTGAGCCTCGGTTACCGCCTTGCCTGAGGTACAGGCTGACGGTGATCGTTTCGGTGGCCGGCACGATGTTTCCTGTGGTGGGATCGGTGATCGTGCCAACTGTGGGGACCGCAAAGGTTGCGGTGGCATTAGCGAGAGCCGCGAGTGCGCTTGTCATGCATCTAGGTTCCCCAGCGAGCGGGGCAAGCTAAAGGCAGCGTGAAGGGATGTTGTGGCCGAGAGCCTGGGCGCTGCCGTCCTAACCGTCAGTGTTGATGACAAGCAGCTGCGCGCAGGTCTCAAGGCTGCAGAACAGCAGGCAAAAGTAAGCGGTCAACAAATCAGCCAGTCGTTTAACAACACTGGTCGTGCGCTGCAAACAGCCGCCAATGGCATTCAGTATTTTGTCGATGCGCAAGGTCGCGCTCGCTCGGCAACAGGGCAATTTCTGACTCTGGCTCAACGGCAAGCCGCTGGGCTGCAATCTGTCGGTGATGCTGCTGCCGGTGCTTCTAGTGGTTTAGCGGCTGGGCTTGGTGGGTTTCGTGCTGCACCTGTTGTTGCTGGCATTGCGGCAACGGCTGCCGCTGTGGCTGGCATTGGTTTTGCGGCTACCCAGTCCGCTGGCAGCATCCAAAAGCTGCAGGCCGCGTTCGTCGGCCTGACAGGTTCCGCTCAAGCTGCAGCCCAGCTACGCCAAGAGCTGTTCACGCTCAGCAAGGCAACGCCGTTTCGCAATGATGAGTTGCTGCAGGCTGCCCAGCGGTTTCTAGCCGTTGGTGTTGGCGTTAAAGACCTGGGCGGCACCATTAACCGCGTCGGTGCATTGGCGGCGCAATCCGGTCAGCCGCTAGAGCGCTTGGCGCTGATCTACGCGCAGGTGTTTGCCAAAGGCAGGCTGCAGGGCGAGGAAAACCTGCAGTTCCTTGAGGCTGGTGTTGACCTCACCCAAGAGCTGTCGCAGGTAACCGGTCTGAGCGGTACGGCATTGCAAGATGCAATGTCAAAAGGGCAGATCGGCCTTGCGGATGTGAACAAAGCGCTGGTGCTGGCCACTGGCAACATGAGCGCGTTAAAGCTGGCCGGCCAAGCGGTTGACGTTCAGTTCAACAACATCTTTGATAACTTTGGCCAGCTGTTTGGTGGCTTTGCGCAAGCGATTGCCCCGGCACTTTCGGCAGGCTTTCAGGCAATCAACACTGGCTTTGAGGCGGCATTTCCGAGCCTTGAGTCAATCACGCAGTATTTTCAGCCGCTAGCTCAAGAAGCGCAGCGCTTTGCCGACCTGTTGAACGACAACCCTGAGGTGATCCAAGCGATTGCCTTGGCACTGAAAGAATTGGGCGGCACCGCGATTCAAGGTGTTGTCAATGGGATCAAGAGCATTAACGACACCTTGTCGCAGATTGATGTCAGCGCATTGATCACTGGCTTTATTCAAACTGAAGTGGTGATTCGCAAGGCCTATAAGTCTGCTGTTTTGCTAGCCCAGGCCCTACTCAAGGCAAGTCAGATCACAGCCAAGGCAGCTACTAATCCCATTGGGTTTGGCATTGATCTTGTTTCAGCTGGTGGTTACGCCAAGTTTTTGCAGAAGGAGTTTGGCTTCATTAAGACTGAATGGGACAAAATCGTCAAAGAGAAGCCTTTGACATTGCCTGAGGTCAAACTGACCAATACTGGCGCCTTGCCCGGCAATCTGTCCGATAAAAATCAAGGGCAGCAAGACCTCAGCAAGGTTGAAGATACCGCCAATAGCAAAGTCGTTGATGCTTACCGTGATGCTGGTAACAGCTTGCTTGATGGTGCTCGCGCTGCCGCTGATCGTCTAAGAAGTGCTGGAGACAACTTGCAATCAACGCTGCGTGGCGGCTTTGAATTTCTGACCGGCTTTCAACAGGAGCGGCAGATACGGCAAGCGCAACTATCCGTCAGGGCTGCGCAAAGCGCTGGCTTTATCCGCACTGACCTGAACCTTTCCAATCCTGACCGCTTGTTTGCGGCTGCCAGCTTTGCTGAAAATGTCCTCTCGGCCAACCGCGAGCTGCAGTCGGCACAGCAGGAAAGCGTTTCAGCGCTGAGCAAACTGGCAAGCAAGGATTGGGTGGTCAACGTCAGTGTCAACAGTGATGGCAGCTCTAGCGCCTATGGCGATGTCCTCAACGGAGCTTTAGCCGTATGACCATCACCATCGGTTCATTCAGCTGCAACACCCTGACGGCTCAGCCGTTTGGCTATGAGGGCGATGCCCGCAGCGGGCTGACGGCACGGCAGTTCCGTGTTGCAGGCCTGGTCACGCCTTCGCAGTGGCAGGCATTGCTGAACGAGTACAACACCTGGCGCAACCTGCGCATCAGCGATCAAGACACGCTGCTGTCGGCCAGCGTTGGCACCACCGTCAACCTGACAATCAGCAGCGCCAATGGCGTCAGCGTCAGCGGCCTGAACTGCTGGTTCACCGAAGCGCCCAGCGGTGAGCAGGCCGGTGCGTACATCAGCGCGACGGCGACCTTGGTCGATGCCACCCAATCGCTAGCGGTGCTGCTACGCGAGCAGGAGAAATCGCGTCAAAGCAGTGAAGCCTTGGTGCCGAGCTTGGGCACCGTCACGCTGGGCAGCGCTGTGGTGACCTTGACCAAGCCAATGCAAACCCGGCAAGACGGCCCCAACGTGGCGTTGACAGCAACGGGCACTAGCTACATCACCGGTGCGCTGGTGGCCCACAAGGTGCGCCAGATCGAGGGGTACATCTCCAGCGGCACCTACAGCGACCTTCTCAGCTGGTTTGACACCACGATTGCGGCAGTGCCTGTCACGGGTAGCTGGTTCCCGATTGCACCACCGACTGCTGACGCTGAAGTGATCATTGAAAACGGCGTCAAGACGACCCGTTACAACGTCTCGTTGACCGCCCTGCAGATCATCTGATGGCCATTGATATTCGCGCCACGGTCACCTGCTCGCTGGGGCTGCCGCTGATCAGTGCCTCGATCAGTGACGACTACCTGCAGGGCAGCGGTTTGGTGAAGTGCAAGGGCAGCTGCGAGCTGAGCGGCATTGCGACGCCGGCGATTGGCACGGTGGTGACGTTCAGCTACACCAAAGCCGGTGTGACGCGCCAGGTGCCGCGCAAGCTGCGGGTGCTGAGCAGCTTTGCTGATCCGTTCCGCCGCACCACCCGCGTGGAGCTGGGCTGCAAGCTGACCTATCTGAGCGACCTGAAAGAAGCGATTGACTGGACGGCCTTCGATGACACGGCCAATGCGGGGCTGAGCGAAGCGGATGCTGAGATCATCACCATTCCGATTTCGGCCAGTTCGGTGATGGACAAGTGCCTGAGCGAGCTTGGCCTGACGGCCAGCAGCAACCCGCTGACCAATAAGTTCAGCATTGAAAATTTCGACTTTGGCCCCGGCTACGTGCAGGTGCTGAGCGATCTGCTGGTGTCGGAGAGCTACTGCGGTTATCTGGACACCGACGAGGTGCTGCAGGTGTTTTCACTGGATGCCGAGGGCGGCACCGGCCCAGTGCTGGATAGCAGTCAGATCATTGACCTTGGCCCTGTTGGCGTGGGCCAGCTACCGGGCGAGGCGGTGGTGGTCAGCTATTCCACATTGCGCTTGGCTTCAAACGATATAGACACCAACACAGACAAACGCTTGGATAGCGACTTCAATTCCGAGCAAACCATTACCACCGTTGAAATTGGTTATACAGATGAGGATGGCAACTTTTACATTGAGAAGTACCCAAGCTTCAATGCCGTTGAAACGAAGACAACGTATCAACAGCTAACGCTTAGCGATGGCAAAAAAGTTCAAGTGCCAAGCCTAAGGCAGACAACGGAATGGACCACTAGCCCAGCGGTGCTTGGTTCAGCCTATAGCCAGTATCTTGCTAGCGGCCAAAACCTTGCAAGCTTTACGCTGTACAAGACAGTCAAAGAGTATTTTTACTATGACAGCGAAGGCAATGAAAGTAAATATGATCGCATTGTTTTTGGTTCTGATTCTTACTTGATAGGGGGTTTGGGGATTCCTTTTGTATTTCAAGAAGATGGCCCGCCAAGTTTTGTGTCCCTAGGCAGCAAAACCATAAACCTTGAGCGGACCATCAGAGAAACTACGACCACAGCTGATCACCAACGATCTGTCACGTTCAATTATGGAAGCTGGTCGGAGACCATTTCTGGCCAGCAAGCCTTTGCAACCGTTGGTGAAACCCTGACTTCGGCCAGCGATGCAACTTCGCTGATTGATTCAGCGACAAGTGGCATACTTTATTTGACTTCAACAAACATTTCCACCGAGCAAAAGACGGCTAGTCAGCAAATTGGCTCTGGTGCTGACACCAAAAACGCTGCGTATGCAGATAAGGCAGGGCAAACCATAAACGGCCGCACTGAAAGCAAGGCTCAGTTGGAGCTGGCGCTGGGTAGTGCGACCGCACAACGTCGCATTGAGTTCAGCCTGCCCTATGCCCCAGATGACACGTTCAGCAAAAACAGCGGAACACCCGTCACCTACAGCGCTGTCAAAAGTGATGCTGTGCAAAAGGCCAACACGTTTGGCCGTGTGCAGAACAAGCTGCTACTGGGCAACCGCAACGGCATGAACCTGCAGGTGGCCGCTGAGACCCTCCCGGCGGCACCGTTTGCACCAGTGGTGGTGGATGCCAACGGCCTCAGCGCGTTGTATCGGCTCAATGCCACCAGCTACACGATGGATGCCAACGGCATTGTCGCCAGCACTGATGCGCTGTTCTGGGGTGCCGTAGGTGGGACAGGCACCTTCTGGTTCCCGGTGGCACCAGGCATTACGACCTTGCCGGTCAAGCCCAATGTGGTGAATGGCCAGATGACGGTCACCAGCACGGTGCCGGTGTGGAACGAGACCGTGCTGGCCGAAGGCCGCACCAGGGTCGGCATTGAGGTGCAGAGCTTCAGCTATGCGCTGGAGGCGCTGACTACGGTGCCCGCGATCCGCACCAAGGTTGGCTTTACGGCAAGGCGCATTGTCGGTGTACAGGTTCCGGCGGCCTCTGGCACCGTCGCGGTCTTGGCACCCGGCGTAGCCATCGGCGCCGCAGCCCTAACACCAGCAGCCGCTTCGACGTTGGCGGCTTACGGTCCAGAAGTGCTCAGCGGCGCATCGGCCACCGTCCCTGCCAGCACATCGACCTTGGCAGCCCAGTTGCCCATGGTCGCAACGAGCGCAGTGGTAGAAGTTCCGGCAGTAGTGCTGGCGCTGGAGTTCCCTGCGATTCAGCTGGAAACCAACCTTCTGGCGATACAGCCCCCGCTGGTCGCACTGAGCTTTGCCACTTTTGCCCCAGCCATTTCCGCTGGCGCATCCATCGACGTACCTGCAGCAAGTGGATCATTTACGGCAGCAGCGCCCGACTATGTAGGCATCGAAGTCAATTACTTCAGTGATCTAGCCCTCCAGGTCTATGGCTGGGATCGGGAGTTCCAGGTGGATTGGTGGGCGGACTAATGCCAGCGGCAACCTAGGACCAGACAAGTTGAGGGCATGACCGCGCCAAACTTAAAGCTGCCCACAACCATCACCGGTAAAACGGGACTGTATGCCTGCACAGCTTCCCTGGCTTCAACGCTGTCCAATGCCGCTGCCAGCAACAAGTTGCTGAAGGTCAACACGATTCGCGCCAGCAACATCACCGGCAGCTCGGCCCAGATCGACGTGACGATCTATCGCAGTAGCGCCCATACCTATGTGATCAAGTCTGCGAGCATCCCGCCGAACAGTTCGTTTGTGGTGCTTGATAAAAACGAGTATTTGTATTTAGAGGAGGGAGATGCGCTGTACGCCAAAGCGAATGCTGTGTCCACTGTTGATCTGACCATCCATTACGAGGAGATCGCTTGAGCCATGGCCGTTACCAAGCAGACCTACACCGCTACAGCCACCTGGACAGCCAGCGGCCTTGCTGACATTTTCAAAACAGCGTTAATCGACGCCGGTCTGATGACGGACTGGTTTGACAGCTTCACCAACACCGTCGAGAACCGCATCCTCAAGGTCATCAACGACGGAACCAAGACCTACGGAACGGTCTACTACTGGTTCATGTTCACGACCAGTGGCGTGTTCGTGCATACGGCGATGGGTTGGAACGCTACAACCCATGTTCCAACCGGTACGCAATACCTTGATTATTACTCTACTACCACAAACGCAACCACAAACCACCGCCAGCTCAACGGCACCAACTTTAGCGCAGCCACCAGCGTCACCCTGACCCGTTACACCAGCGCTGTTGACACGGATGTTTCCTGGTTTTTGGTGCGCAATGGCACAATCAACCAACCGTTCTTTATTCCATCGCCCGGCTTTAATGCCTCGGCCTTCGTGGATCAGAACAAGGTGGCGTTTAACGGCTTGACGACCCCTGTTGCCGGCACGAGCACTAATGTTTCATATCTTGACTTTTGGCACTACGCAGGTCACACACGGGAGACGTATTTAGGTGCAGCTGCACTTAGGAGTGCTACATCGTCAAGCGACTACAACAAAATTGTGCCTGTTTCTAGAATTGCGTCAATAGGTAACGCCAGCAATAGCTCAGGTAATATCAGCTCTGGTGGCTCAATCGCGTCGCTGTTCCTGCCAGTAGCACACACCAACACGCATACAGGGCTAGCGGCAATTCACAACCCTGTATTTACCAGCCCGCCGATCAGCCCTTACATGGCTGCGATGCCAAGCGACTTTGGCGTTGCTTGCTATTGGGACAGCAACAGCATGGCCGTGCAAGACAAGCTCATCGTTTCAGCAGGAACTGAGGAATGGGAGATGCTGGCCATCAGCTCTAACACCAGCACCGATTCAGGCCGCCTGCTATTCCTGGCGCGGGTGGTCTGATGGCTGACTTCAACCAAAACCCTTTATCGCAGACGGCATTGGCACTTAGCAGCGGAACCCTTGCGCTGGGTAGCGCTGCTCATGCGGCCACGATCACAACAGATGCCACGGTGTACGCCACAGATCACACCAACAATGGCCCCACTAGCTATGCCCCGGCTTCTGTGGTAATGCCAAACTGGCGGCGTGAGAGCAAAACCATCGCTGCGGCCTGAGGCAACCTAGCTTCACAGCCTGAAGTCAGTGGCCGTCACGATCAGCCTTTATAACCACACGCGCAAGCTGGTGCTT